TAAAAGGGGACAGCACCGAATATGAGATTATAGAAGAAGCTTGTGATACCTTAGTAAACGATAATTTATTTACTGCAGAAATAGGGGTAAGACAAGGTATTGGTTCTAAAATTATCTTAGATAAATTAAAACATAAAAATCATTGGCACATAGGAATAGATCCCTATGGGGACATTGATTATTTACATTTTGATAATCAAAAAGATACTACTTGGAATGGTAGCTCAAAACCACCTACATATCCTAACTCGATGAAGTCAGAACTAATAAAAGATTTATCTGATTATGATAATTTTAGTTTATTTCAAATGGAAGATGACGAATTTATGAAAAGGTTTAGTGATGGTGTTCCTATATACAAAGATAAAAAAGAAATTAAAAGTAAGTATGATTTAGTATTTTTTGATGGGCCTCACACAACTTTAGCAACCCTTAAAGAAGGTATTTTTTTTGGGGAAAGATCTAGAACTGGAAGTGTTTTTATTTTTGACGATTATCCAGGATATAATATGAATATTATTTTAGAAATTTTAGTTAACAGTTTTGGGTTTATGCTTTTAAAACAAGGTAAAAACAAAATAGCACTTAAAAGAAATTAATGCTTGATTATCATACAAAAGAACAAATAGTTAATGTAATTAATAAATCAATTAAAGATATCAAAGATCATTTGTGCTATGGGGTTGAAACGGTAGAACAATTGATGTATGGTCGAGGCAGACTCAGCGCCTTAGAAACGCTGCTTCAGGATATTAAAAACCTGCAAAAGGAGGATAACGATGGTACAATTGATTAAACCTAAACTTACTGATTTCGGAAACGAAAAAAACAAAGAAGAGGTCAAGTCACAAATTCCAACCGATCCCAAAGGCATCAAAGATTATCTTGAAATTATACCCAACCCCGTAGGATACCGTATGCTAGTTAGACCTTGGTCTGGCCAAGCAAAAACAAAAGGCGGTGTCATATTAGCAGACGAAACTCAGGACAAAATCCAAATGACAACAGTCGTTGGACTAGTTGTAAAACAGGGTGACCTTTGCTATCAGGATAAAGAAAAATTTCCTAAAGGGCCTTGGTGTAAAGAAGGAGAATTTGTTATTTATGGCAGATACTCTGGAAGTAGATTTCAGACTAAATTCGGTGAGCACCGAATACTCAATGATGACGAGATCATAGGAATTATAAGTAAGCCAGAAGATATTCTCCATTTATTTTAAATAAAGGAGAATAAAAATGGCAGAAATAAAAAACTATAGTGCAGAAGCACTTATGGCTAAAGAACATGAGGTAGAATTAGATACCGATAATGTTAAAGAAGAAAATGTTTCAGTAGAAGAAATATCTAAAACAGAAGAAACACCTAACTTAAATGTGGGTGAAGTTGATTTAGGATATACTGATCATTCAAAAAAAGAAAAAGATGAATCAGAAAAACCTGAAATAGAAGTTACAGAAGATAAAGCTGAAGCTCCTGTTGAAGAAAAACCTGAACAAGAAAAACCAAACCTTAATGATTCAAGAAAAGATTATCAAAAAAGAATTGATAAACTTGTCTTTCAAAAAAAAGAAGCTGAAAGAAGAGAACAAGCAGCTCTTGATTTTGCAAAAGGTGTACAAAAGAAATTTGACTCTAATCTCCAAAAGTTAAATTCTACTGACGATCAGTATCTAAAAGAGTTAGATGCTAGAGTAGACGCTCAAAGAGAACAAGTCAAAACGGCTCTACAATCAGCAATCGAGAGTCAAGACGCTTCTCAAATTATGGAAGCTAATGATAAGTTAACCCAACTAGCTGTAGAAAAAGAAAAAGCTAGATTAGAGATAACTCATCGTGCAGAGAAAAAGAAAAACGAAGAAGAAATAAATAAACAACAACAAAACGTACAAGCGCAACCTCAAACAGCGGAAACATCACAACCTACTCCACAAATTACACCTAGAGCCAAGAAATGGGCCGAAGATAATAAGTGGTTTGGTGACGATGAGGTCATGACTAATGCTGCAATTACTATTCACAATAATATTTCTCAAGAGGGTATTGAAGTTGATAGCGATGCGTATTATAATGAAGTTAATTCAAGACTTAAAGGATATTTTCCTGAGAGTTTTGGTAACACTAATGACGAGCCTACAAAAGAGACACCCAAACCCGTTCAAACGGTTGCCTCGGCTGGTCGTAGTCAACAAGGACGCAGAACTGTGAAACTCACCAAATCGCAGGTAGCTATTGCTAAAAGATTAGGGGTGCCACTAGAGGAATACGCTAGATACGTGAAGGAGGATAAATAGTATGAATACAATTAAAAGAACTTCACGGGAGTCAGAGAATAAGGTTTCAAAAGAAGCTAAAAAAGCTTGGACTCCACCATCCAGTTTGGATGCACCACCCGCACCGAACGGTTACGCCCATAGATGGATCCGTACTACCGTTCAAGGTTTTGAAGATACAGCTAATGTATCTAAAAAATTAAGGGAAGGATGGGATTTTGTAAAAGTCGAACAAGTTCAAAACGAGATCGGCAATAACAAATATCCTTTCTATACCGAAGGCAAATACGAGGGGTGTATAGGAATTGGGGGCCTTGTGCTGGCAAGGATACCAGAGGAGATTTTGGTTTCACGTGCTGAGTATTTTGCAAAACTTACTCAAGACAGAATGAACGCTGTGGACAATGATCTTATGAAGGAACAGCACCCGGATATGCCTATCAATATTGATAGACAGTCCAGAGTGACCTTTGGTGGTAGTCGTAAAAAATAATTTTTTTGCAATACCTACCGGGTTATAAAATAAACTGTTAAAAGGAGAACACAACTATGTCAAATCAAGTAGAAAAGTTTGGTCTAAGACCATACAGAAAACTAGATGGAACACCTCTTGTTGGAGCCCAAAACAGGTATACGATTGCTTCAAACTATAACACTGCGATTTTTCAAGGTGATTTAGTTGAGCCCCTAACTACTGGAAATATCCAGAAGCATGGTGCGAATACATCGGATGCTGTTGTGGGTGTTTTTAACGGATGTTTTTACACAGACCCAACTACGCAAAAGCCTACTTACAGTAACTTCTACCCCGGTAGTGTTGCTGCATCTGATATCACAGCGTTTATCGTTGATGATCCAGATGCTGTATTCTTAATGGATGCAGATGCGACTTTTGCTAGAGCAGATTTGTTTAAGAACTATTCTGTTACTAACACAACAGGTGTTACACAAACAGGAATATCAAAAGCACAATTAGATGTTAGTGCCTCAGGCACTACTGCAACTTTTGTTGTGCAAGCAATAGACATTTCACAGGACCCAGAAAATTCTGATACTGGAAGTGCTAATGCTAATATTCTTGTTAGAATCAACAATCACTTCTATAGAAGTGGCACAGGCATATAATAAAGGATAAATAATTATGGCAATATCACGATCCCAACTCGTAAAAGAGTTAGAGCCAGGTTTGAATGCTTTATTCGGCTTGGAGTACAATAGATACGAAAATCAGCATGCTGAAATTTTCGTAACTGAAACATCTGACAGAGCTTTTGAAGAAGAAGTAATGTTAAGCGGTTTCGCTTCTGCACCAACTAAACAAGAGGGTGCTGGAGTAGTTTTTGATCAAGCAGGTGAAACTTTCACAGCTAGATACAATCACGAAACAATCGCTTTAGCATTTGCTATCACTGAAGAAGCAATCGAAGACAACCTATATGACAGATTAGCTGCAAGATACACAAGAGCTCTTGCAAGATCTATGTCAAACACGAAACAAGTTAAGGCAGCGAACGTGCTTAACCAAGCACAATTTGCAGCAGTAACTGGTGGTGACGGTGTTCCGTTAATTTCGAACGCTCACCCACTAGCAACTGGAGGGGTGTTCTCGAACGTCCTAGCAACTGCAGCAGACCTTAACGAAACTTCGTTAGAGCAGTCATTAATCGACATCGCTGGATTCGTAGACGAAAGAGGTCTAAGAATCGCTACTCAAGGTAGAAAAATGATAATTCCAAAAGAATTACAATTTACTGCTGAGAGATTGATGAAGTCCCCAATGAGAACGGGAACTGCCGACAATGACATCAATGCAATCGCTTCAATGGGTATGGTACCAGAAGGGTATTCAGTTAATAATTTCTTAACTGATACTGACTCGTTCTACCTAATGACTGATGTACCTAATGGAATGAAACATTTCGTTAGATCACCAATCAAAACTGCGATTGAAGGTGACTTCGATACTGGTAACGTTAGATTTAAAGCTAGAGAAAGATACTCTTTTGGATTCTCAGATCCTAGAGCAATCTTTGGTAACGGAAACTTACCAACTAGTTAATAGATTATAATACAATTAGTATTACTTAAAGGGGGGCTTTCGAGCCCCCTTTTTTTTGTGTATAATATAATTATCTAGAAAAATATAATTTTGTGGACTGGCTAGACAGACGGTATAGAGACCACAAAATATAACGCTATACAAAGGAGAAATTATTATGGCAAACACTACATTTAGCGGACCGGTAAGATCCTTACATGGATTTGAAATGGCAACTAAAAACCCTACAACAGGAACAGTTACAACTAGATATAGTTCAGGTATGCCTGACTTAACTGGTTTATTGATTGCAGACACAGCAACAGCAACTAACATTACTATCCAAGATGGTATTATAGCAACTGTTAATTATACTGGAGCAGCAGCATGTACATGTACATTACCTGCAGCAATTTCAGGAGCAATATCTGTTTATGTTCAATCTAAAGATACAGCAGGCGGAACTGCAACGTTAACTTTTGATACTCTTGGTACAGATACTTGGCAACTTATTTCTTTAATAGAATCAAGAGCATCAGCAGAAGTAACTTTTGATAAGTCAGTAGCGGGTGAAGGAAAACTAGTTTTCACTCCTGCTAACGCAGCTACAAATCTTTTAACAACAGGAAGCATGATTGCTTTTCAATGTTTTGAAGATGGAGTTTGGACTATCTCTAGTAGATTAGGTGGAGCAGC